CGACGGCACGAAATCAGTCACGTACAACATGATCAACATCGGCCAGCTCACCGGCTGGATCATGCTGTTGCAGCAGGCGCTCGGCGTCCGGAACCTCCGGCGCCCGATGCGTCCGGTCTACTATTGACCGAAATCCGCGTCCTCGGTCCGGACGGACGGCCGCTGCCGCCATCGCCGCGCGCGCGGCGTCAGGCGGCGCTCATCGGCGGCCTCGGCTCCCCGGCCTATGACGCCGCCAACCGCACGTCACAGACCTTCGCGGCCTGGCAACCATACCTTTGGTCAGCCGACAGCGAGCTGAATCCGTATCGCGATACGATCGTCGCCCGGGCGCGCGACCTTGTTCGCAACGATGGTTGGGCCTCCGGCGCGGTCACCCGCATCTTGGACAACGCCGTCGGCGCCAATTTTCGGCCCATCGCCAAACCGGACTGGCGGTTTCTCGCGCGGGAAACCGGCTGTGCGTTCGATCACGAATGGGCCAAGGATTTCGGGCGCGCCGTCGACAGCCACTGGCGTTCCTGGGCCGACGACCCCGGCAATTATTGCGACGCGGGCCGCAACCTGACGTTCGGCGGCATGATGCGCGTGGCCTTCCGTCACGAGCTGGTCGACGGTGACAGCCTTGCGCTGATGCCCGTGATCAAGGAGCGCGTCGGCCTGGGGCGCGCGCGCTACGCCACCGCCGTGCAGATCGTCGATCCGGACCGATTGTCCAACCCGCAGCTGGTGTTCGATCGCGACACGCTGCGCGGCGGCGTCGAAGTCGACCAATGGGGTGCCGCGACGGCGTACTGGATTCGCAAGGCGCACCAGGGCGATTGGTGGGCGGCGGCGGACAGCATGACCTGGATAAAATGCCCGCGCGAGACCCGCTACGGCCGCCCGGTGGTCATCCACCACTTTCCGGCCGAGCGCGCCGGCCAGCATCGCGGCGGCGTCGGCATTTTCACGCCGATCATGCAACGGCTGAAAATGCTGGTGCGCTACGACAACAGCGAACTCGAGGCGGCGATCATCAACGCGATTTTCTCGGCGTACGTCGAAAGCCCGATGGACCCGTCGCTGGTGAAGCAGGCGATGGGCGGCGACGAAGCGGACATCGACGGCGCCACGTCGCTGAACGGCTACCAGGAGGATCGCGTCGCCTGGGCGCGGCAGAACTCGATCGCGATCAACGGCGCCACCATGCCGCATCTGTTCCCCGGGGAAAGCATCAACACGATTTCGGCGGAGCGCCCGACCAGCAACTTCAAGGATTTCGAGAACGCGGTGCTGCGCAACGTCGCCGCCGGCACCGGCCTCTCCGCGCAGCAGATCAGCAACGACTGGTCGGACGTAAACTATTCCAGCGCGCGCGGCGCGATGCTGGAGGCGTGGAAAACGCTGGAGCGCCGCCGCGATACGTTCGCGTCCGGCTTCGCCGATCCGATCCGCTCCGCCTGGCTGGAGGAATCGATGATCGTCGACAACCTGCCGCTGCCGAACGGCGCGCCTGACTACATGGAATATCGGCACGCCTATTCGCGCTGCCGTTGGGTCGGCCCCGGACGCGGCTGGATCAACCCGGTTGACGAGAAGAAGGGCGCGATCATGGGCATGGATGCGTGCCTCTCGACGCTGGAGGAGGAATTGGCGCTGCAAGGCCAGGATATCGAGGAGGTGTTGCAACAGCGCGCGCATGAAATCGAGATGATGAAGACTCTTAACATCCCGCTACCGCAATGGGCGATCGGCGTCCCGGAACAAGCGGCCGAGAAGGCGCCGGAGGCGGTATGAAGGCGCCGACCCTCGGCTACCCCGCCCGCCTGCTCAACCGCCCGCTGCTGCTGCTGCCGGAGCATCTGGCCGCGCTCTCGGCGATGGAGCGGGACCGCGCCGCGGGATACGTTGAAATTGACGACATCGATCAGCCGCCGGCGCCGGAAACGCTGGGTCAAATCGCGGTAATTCCGGTCTGTGGCGTGCTGACGAACAGCCGTGACTGGTGGTTCTGCGGATCTTCCTACGGCGACATCACCGCGAGCTTCATCGAAGCAATGGGCGATGATTCGGTGAAGGCGATCGTGCTCCGCGTGGACAGCCCCGGCGGGGAGTGCGCCGGCTGCGCGGAAGTCGGCGACCTCATCTATGCCGCGCGCGGCGAAAAACCCATGGTGGCCATCTTGGACCCCTATGCGTGCTCCGCGGCGTATTGGTTGGCCAGCGCCTGCGACCTGGTCACCATTCCGGCCGCCGGCATGAGCGGCAGCATCGGGGCGATCCAACTGCATGTGGACGTCACGAAAATGCTCTCGAACGCCGGGATCAAGGTTACGACCATTCAATACGGCGACGAAAAGTCGGACGGCTACCCCACCACGAAACTCAGTGACGCGGCGCTGGCGCGCTTTCAGGCGGACATCGACCTGATCGGCGAGGATTTTGTCGCCGCCGTCGCCCGCAATCGCGGGCTGTCCGCCGATGCGGTCCGCGCCACCCAGGCGCGTGCGTATCTGGGTGTCAACGGCGTGACCGCCGGGCTTGTCGACGCGGTCATGTCGCCGACCGAGGCTTTCGCCGAACTGATGGCGTCGCTGCGGGAAGTCGACTGACCCGGCCTTAACACTCGCCGGCCCGCGCTGGCGCCCCCCGAAAAATCAAGGAGAACAACGATGGCAACAGCTCAAGCTCTGAGCCCTTTCGCGCGCCTGTTTCGTTCGGCGGCTGTCGCCGAAGCCGCCGCCAAGGCCGCCGCCGACGAGGACGCGAAGAAGGCCGCCGCCGCCAAGAAAGCGGCCGAGGACGACGGGGAAGAAGATGACGCCAAGAAGGCCAAGGCCAAGGCCGAGGAAGACGACGAGAAGAAAAAGGATGGCGACGCCAAGAAGAAGGCCGCCGATGACGACGACGGCGAAAATGACGACGACGATGACGACGACGACGACGACAAGAAGAAAAAGACCAAGGCGAAACGTTCAAAGTCCGAGGGCGACGACGACTCCGACAAGGATGACGAGAAGGACGACAAGGCGTCGGCGGCGCGCGCGCGTGAGCGCGGTCGCATCGAGGCGATCATGATGTCCGACGCGGCGGCGGCCAATCCGACCGCCGCGCTGCACATGGCGGTTCATACCGCGACGCCACGCCGGGCCGCGATCGGCATGCTGACCGCTTTCGCGCCGGTGGCCGCTCCGGCGGCGCCGGCCAAGAACGGCAACCAGGAAGCCAGGAAGCGCCTCGAAGCGGTCCAGGTGCCCGATGTGGGGGCCGATGATCCGGCGCCCGCCGCCGGCGCCCAGGCCACCGCCGCCGCGATCATCGCCGCCGGCAAGAAACGCCGCGGCGAAGCCGCCTAACCCCGTCCCGAAAGGAATTTTCCCATGGTTCTCAACATCACGCCGTACGGCGACAATCCCTGGGTTCCCGGGGAATTCGCCTACAGCTACACGCCGGACCAGCTGATCGCCGGCGACCACAACCTGGTGACGCAGCCAATCGTCATCGGCGCCGGCATTCTGGCGCGCGGCACCGTGCTCGGCCAGCAGACGGCGTTCACGGCCGCCGCCTCGCCCGGCCCCGCGAACGTGGGCAACGGCACGGTTGGCGCGATCACCCCCGGCGCGGGCGAGGAGTACGGCGCGCCTTATACGCTCGTTGCCACGGCCGCCAACACCTTCGCGGTCTCCGATCCCGAGAAACAGCCGCTCGGCAACGCCACCGTCGGCACGCCGTTCAACTCCCCGGAAATCGCCTTCACCATCAGCGCCGGCGCCACCCCCTTCGCCGTGGGGGACAGCTTCGCGATCGCGATCACGTCCGGCACCGGAACGTATATCGCGAGCGTCAAGACCGCGACGGACGGCAGCCAGGTCCCGAGCGTGATTCTGGCCGATGCCGCCAACGCCAGCGCGGGGCCGGTCAAGGGCGGTGCCTACGTCAGTGGGGAATTCAACGCGGGCCGGATCATCGCGGACGCGTCGTGGAGCGTCGCCCAGCTCACCACGGCGATGGCGGCGTTCGGCATCCACATCAAATCCTCCGTCACCGCGGTTGATCCCGTTGAACTCCCCTAACGGACGGCGCCCGGCGCTGGCGACCACGCGCTGACAAATTTCCGAAGGTAAACGAAAATGTCCGGCTCCTCAGGCGGCAATCTCATCTACGATACGACGACGCTCGTGCAGGTGGTTCCAAACCTCAAACGCGCGCAGTCATTCCTGCTCGACAAGTTTTTTCCGAACATCATCACGTCCGACAGCGAATTCGTCGCCATCGACGTGGACATCGGCAAGCGGCGCATGTCGCCGTTCGTCTCGCCGCTGGTTGAAGGAAAGATGGTCGAAAGCCGGCGCATCCAAACAAACGTGTTCAAGCCCGCCTACATCAAGGATAAGCGCGCGCCGGATCTGCGGCGGCCGGTGCGGCGCATGATCGGGGAGCGGATCGGCGGCGACATGACCGGCGCGGAGCGCGAGATGGCCAACCTTGAATTCGAGATGACGGATCAGATCGACATGCTGACCCGTCGCCTGGAATGGATGGCGGCGCAGGCGCTGATGACGGGCACCGTGACGATCGCCGGCGACGGCTTTCCCACCACCGTCATCGACTTTGGCCGCAGCCCCACGCTGACGCTGCTCCTGACCGGCGCCGCGCAATGGGGGCAGGCGAGCAACTTCAACGCCGCCGGCCTCGATCCCGTGCCCACGGCCAGCATCGACACCTGGCAGCATGACATCCTGAAATCCTCGGGCGCGATGGTCACCGACATCATCTTCACCCCGACGCCGTGGACGCGCTTTCTGGCCTCCGTGGGCGTCCAGGGCGCGGTCTACTACCCGAAGTTGGGAGACGGCAACGATCTGAACCCCGGCGCGCAGATCGCGCGCGGCGGCGTCTACAAGGGACGCTGGGGCCAGTATGATTGCTGGGTCTACAACGATTGGTATGTCGACGAGAACAACGTCGAACAGCCGATGATCCCGGACGGGACCGTGATGATGGGCGGCCCTGAATTGATGGGCACCCGTGGGTTCGGCATCATCGTCGATCCCGACTTCAACTATCAGTCCATGCCGTTCGCGCCGAAAACGTGGACGAGCAAGGACCCGGCGCAGCGGCTCATCATGATGCAGTCGGCGCCGATCGTCATTCCATCACGGGTCAACGCCTTCCTGGCCGCGACCGTCTGCGCGGGAGCACTCAACTGATGCCACAGAAAATCAAGGCCGTGGTGGCACCCGGCCGCACCATCGTCATGCACGAACCGCCGCCCGAAATGGTGGCGAACAGCAAGAAGTCGGGCGTCCCGGTGCCGTTCGATTATGCCCACACGCGGCAGTACGGTCCGGGCGCGATCCTCGACCTGGACCCTCTGGACGCCAAACGGTTCGGCGCCCTCGGGTTCCTCGTGGCGGATGGCGGGCAGGCGCCGGTCGGCGGAAGCGGCCCCCCGGTGGTGATCGAAGCCAACCAGCAGGGACCGCGGTGATTGACTGGGACACCATCGTCATCGGCCCGACGGTCGCGGTGTTCGGCCAGCCGGTGCTGTATCAGCCGATGGTGTCGGCCGGTCCCGTCGGACCGCGGGACAGCCGCGTTCCCGCCACGGCTCCGTTTGCGATCACCGGCGTGTTCGACGCGGAATATCTGGAACTCGCGCCGCTCGCGATCGGGGACATGATCGGCCTGCCTTCGCAGATCACCAGCGCGCGCCCGGTGCTCGGCATTCAGCTGTCGCAATTCCTCACGCCGCCGGCGCAGGGCGACCGGTTGACCATCATCGAGACCGGCCGGGTCTACGTCGTGCAGGAAGTCCAACCGGACGGGCATGGCGGGGCGAAGCTGCCGCTGAACGAGGCGTGACGCTGTATCGGGCGCAGTACCGCGCCCTGGTGGCCGAGCAGCTCATTTTCGCGGGCACCCTGGCTGGTTCGCGGGTGTTCCAGTCGCGCGCGCTGCCGACCGGCTCGGACATGCTGCCGGCGATTTTGCTGCAAACCCCGAGAGACGCAAAAGTCTCGACAGGCCCGGGGGCACCGAAATTCATCGCGACCTTCGATCTGTTCGTCGTCGCGCGGCTTGAGGGGGCGACGTTTCAGATCGCCGAGACGCTGATCGAGCAGTTCGTCGAGCAAATCGAGTTCGCGGTTTTGTGCAATCCGTTGCTGGTCAATCCATTGCAGCAATTTCCCTCCGTCGAAACGAACATCATGATCGACGGCACGGGAAAAACGTTTGTCGGCGAGGCCACCATGCTTTTCCGGTGCGAATTCTACCAAGTGTTTGACCCGCCGCTGACGACGCCGCTGACCGAGATTGATGTCAACACGGTGATTGGCGACCAGACGATTGAGATCACGGTCATCTATCCCGCCGCCTGACCACCGCCCCCCAGGAGAAACCGCGATGCTGTTGAAACCCGCCCCCGGGCGAACGGTCTATTACGAACGCTCGCGCACGAAACTCCCAGAGGAAGGCGCGGACATTCCGACGCCGCTTTCGACGCATTGGCACCGCGCCATCAACGCCGGCGACGTCATCGTGGCCGGCGCGGCGGCCGTCGGGGCGAGCGGCGGGGGCACCGTGCCCGGCACCGGCACCGTCGCGGGCGGCGAGACGCACGGGGGCGAGCATTGGACGCACCCCAAGGACGAGGCGACGGCGCACGGCGCGGGCAGCGTGGGCGCCGCGGGCGGCGTGGAGCCGGCCAGGGAGGGGCAATGGTCCCACCC